AACCTACTAAGAAAACTGCTAAAGAAAAAGCAGAAGAAATCAAAGCTAAAGAGATTGAAATCAGTTCAACACCAATGACAGCGACAGAAATGCGTAGTAGAGCAGATGCACTTTATAAAGAAGCGGCTGCACTGCGTAAGGAGGCTGATCTTTTAGATCCTCCCAAAAGTAAAGCTAAAACTAAAAAAGTGGCTGAAACCGCTGAATGATTGGTTTAGTAGTAGATAAGATTAAAGGCATTAGTTTTCTGATGCCTTTATTCTCCTCAAAGGATAAAGAAATGAAACACCCAGAACAACAATATTTAGATACACTACAAGATATATTAAAGACAGGCGAGCATAGACCAGATAGGACAGGAGTAGGTACTATCAGTAAATTTGGTACTCAAATGAGATTTGATCTTACACAGGGTTTTCCTGCGCTGACTACTAAGAAGTTAGCATGGCGAGCTGTAGTAAGTGAGTTACTTTGGTTTATAGAAGGTAGTGGTGATGAGTTTCGTTTGAGAGAAATACTACACGGAGAGCGTTATACAGAAAAGCGTACTATTTGGAGTGATAATCTTGAAGCGGACTATTGGGTTAAACGTCGTGTTGCTAGACACAAAGGTGATCTAGGACGTATATACGGAGTACAATGGCGTAGTTGGAGAAAGCCCGTAGTTGGAGTAAGAACAGTTATTCTACACACAGTAGATCAACTGTCAGATGTTATTAAAGGTATTAAAGCCGATCCTTATGGACGTAGACATATTGTCAGTGCATGGAATCCCGGCGAATTAGATATGATGGCGTTGCCTCCATGTCATATCATGTTTCAGTTCTATGTTAGCACAGATAAAAAACTAAGTTGCCATATGTACCAACGTAGTGCAGATTTTCCTTTAGGCGTACCATTTAATATTGCTAGCTATTCCTTACTAACACACATGGTCGCACAGGTATGCGATCTAACTGTAGGGGAGTTGATTATCAGTTTTGGCGATGCTCACATCTATGAGAATCAGGTTAAGGGTGTTAAGGAGCAGTTAAAAAGAACTCCTGGAGATATTCCTACACTGGTATTAAATCCAGAAATAAAAGATATATCAAAGTTTACCATGGCAGATATTGCTTTAGAAAACTATAACCCGCAATCTGCTATAGAATTTCCGTTTGCTGTTTAAACTTTAATTTCTATTTTTCCAAAATCGGATAGATTATCTTCTAATGCTATTCCGATAACAGCATTTGGGCTATCACCTTCTTGGAACGCTTCTGCGTATCCCGGACGTGAACTAGTCACTAGTCGATCGCCTTTGTGTATGATTCCTACGACTTTACAAGGTATGCGTCCCTTAAGAGCAATAAACGGATGTGAAATATCCGGTCCTGCTGTTTGATTCATTTTATAAGCAGGACGTTCACTGACAACCCCAGCAACATTTACAGCCGCTCTATTTGTAGTCGTTGTTACTTCGTATTTTCCACCTACTACTAAAACAGTTCCATAATCATATTGAAAATCGGCATGATATCTTTCTGCTATATCAGCATCAGTAGATGCCATACTACCATGTATCGTCCATGCTCCATACATGTTACCCGGACTGGTATTTGTTCCACCAGGAGCAAATATCTCAGGAGTTGTTATATTACCTGCAGACGATACAACCATTCCATTTAAAGATGTTATGTTATCTAAGATAGCATATGTAGCTGTTGAATAAGCACCGTAGGTATTTCCATGTACATTTCCTGTAATAAGGCCACTAACGGTCAATGCGCCTTGTATAACTGATAGACCCTGACCTGTAACACTTAAAGTTCCGCCAAACACTACATTTCCATCAGATTGTATTGTACCAACGTGTGTAATATTGCCAGTTATATAAAGATCATTACCTATTGTTGTATTGTTTACTACTGTTAGATCAGTAACTGTGCTAACTACACTAGAAAAAGAGTTGTTAACAATATTAGTAGCTGTTAAAACATTAAACGTTCCTAAGTTACCTGTTACAGTTCCTGTAGAAATAATATTAAATGTAGATACTTGAAGTGTATTAAAAATATTGTTAGTAATGGTGTTTACATAAAGATTAGCAAAAGGATTAATGTTAGCACCTAAATCTATACTAACTGGTCCATTATTAGTTCCAGCATTAGTCAATCCTGGTTGGACTGTTGATCCAGAAATACTAAGGGTAGTTTGTAATACTCCATTATTTTCTACTTCAAAATCTAACTGAGAACCTGCCCAGTTACTAAGCTGTCCTATATAACCATTTGTCGGTCCTGTAGTATGTAACTGTAAACCTTGAGCTCCATTTTGACTAACATCTCCAATATGTATACCATAATAGTTTTGTATGTATAATCCATGGGCTAGAGCATTAATCCAATCTTGATACAAAAAGAAATCTTCAGCCTGGTGAAATACAGCGGGTTGTCCAGCTGTTGTAGCATATACTAAACCTCTGGCTGTTGCCGCTGTTCCCCAGAAATAATAAGCACCTTCGCTTAGACTTGATATACTATTACCGTTAGTAAGATCGCTAGTAGGTAGTGTTATACCACGTTTAAGTACAGTAAAATTTTGATCAAATAGCGGATCACCAACATTTAATTGTATATCATTATCGCTGGCTACTGCCACAGTTCTTTGGAATAGGCCACCGTCGTCTGTTACGTTAAAACTAATAACATAATGACTATTTCCATTTACATCCATTGCTGTGGTTGCTAACGTAGCTGATTGGTTTGAACTACTGTTAGCAGGGCCGATTGGTAGAAAAGTATTTCCGTTATAAAAATAAAGTATTTGTTCCGAATCATTAAACCAAAGATCGCCATATACGCTATTTGAAGGTGTTATACTACCTCCGCCAAAGGTAGTTAATGATTTAAATTTTGTTCCATTATATACTGTAAGAACTTGATTAGCTGTATCATACCATAATTGCCCTGTCATAGGAGTTGCTGGGGAACTTGTGTTCGCAAAGTTCTCTAACATTTTAACTATATTTTGATTTAGGATTTCCCCGTAACCAGCATAGTTTCTGCCAACAAAAGTTAAAGGTGTACTAGAAGTGTTTATACTCCCGTCCTGTATTGTAGCAAGTGTTTTACCGTTTGACTTGTATAAGATGTAAGGCATTATTAATTTCCAAATTCAATATATTTATGGATCAGCTAGTTTTCATTATGTAGTACAATGCATAGTAAGGGGGCAGGTTAGTTCCTACTCCTGTACCTGTTCCCGCAGATGCTACAGTAACAGTAATGTTAGTATTAGCAATAGCAGTTGATGCTGGAGCACCTTCAGTCCAAGCCTGGCTACCTCCACCTGTACCTTGTCCATATAATGGTCCTCCAGGTAAAGTATGTGAGTGACCATAATCTACTACCGCCGATGCATGTGTATGTGCTGGCAGTACAGTATTAGCAGAACCACCTGTAGCATTTTCAGAATAACTATTTCCGGCGCCGACAACAAATTTATCTCTTAAATCAGGCGTCCCATTTGATCCATCACATAAATGCCATCCTGGAGGAATAGACACTTGTGATCCATACCACATAATAATAGCGCCGCCAGGTAGTGCCGTTGATGTTGTTAAAAATGCAGGAGGATTTTGTACCCCTGTCCATGGAACATTAGAAGCATTATTAGCACTATTAGCATTAGTAGCTGTATCAGCCAATGTAGCATGTGTTACTAATGTACTTGTATTAAATGATTGTGCGTATGTGGCAGTTGTTGCTAGAGATACTGATAGTTGACTAGGATCAGACCAAACAGGTCTTGATGCGCCAGCTGTTAACATGTATCCTACATTACCTAAATCTACATAAGTTGTTGAACCATTACTCGCTTGATAAGGAATAGAACCTTGTCCGCCACCTGTTATATTATCTGTCTTAATGGCATGATTAACTAACAGTGTTGTAGTAGATGCCCATGTAGGGGTAGTCCCGTTAGATAATAATATATTACCATTAGCACCTACAGCCAATGTTGTACTAAGACCAGGTCCGGATTGAACAATTAAAGCCCCAGTAGATCCTCCAACAATATTAGTTGCTGTAGTTGCTAGATTACTCAGTTGACTTCTTCCATAAAGTGTAAAATCGTTTGTAGAATAATTTTTAAATGTTATTCCTCTGTTGATTTGAGATATACCAGGAATGCTGTTACTAGAATCTACAAAGAAACTGCTTGTGCTAATAACTGCCACTATCTCTCCGTCAACTATAACTTCAATCACAGAACGTGTTCTAGGATCGGATACAGCAGTTAAAGATGTTGATAATAATCTTGTAGTTCCAAAACCTGCTACAGCCTCTGGACCAATAACAGCGTAAGTAGCTGTTCCAGAAAATGCTGTGTTTATAAGTAACTGATTAGTTGTAGGATCAATATATAAAGATCCACTACTTCCAGATGTATTATTAGGACTTAATACCGGTAATATTTGCCAGTTGGCACTATCAAAAAACTTTAGTTGTATGTTGCTTGTATCATACCACAGTTGGCCTGCTACAGGGTTAGCTGGAGCTGAACTATTGGCAAAATTCTGTAACAGATATAAAAAATTTTCATTTTGTAAAACACCAAAGTTACTGACATTTTTACCTACCAGTGAAAGGCTAGTACTGTGATCAGTAGTACCGTCTGGTATAGTCAATAGCGTGCTTTGATCGTAATTTTTAATTGTATATGTCATTCAATATTCCTTAAGCTATAAATGTCCATACACTACCTTCAACTTTCCATGTCTGTACAGTATATGTAGTGACAGGAATAAATGTATTAGGATCTGTATGTGCCGCTATAGCACCAGCTCTACCATCTACAACCAATGCACTACTTTGTACTCCGTTTTGATCAACTAGTTGAGTTGAGTAGTTAACTACCACAGTGGTTGTAGTAGCAGGTACTGATGTTGTACCGCATAATACTTTAGCTCTAGATCCGTTAGGTAAGTTGAATACTACATCTGTGCCTGTATTTGTTACAGGGAACATTAAATCTAAATAGGTCTTAACTCCTGCGTTAACACTAGGGAACAAAGTTGAAAACTCAGTAACATCTAATGTCATCGACAATGCGTTAGCATGTGATAGTTGAAAAGTGTTTAAGACAAATTCTCTGTTGGCAGCATCGGTAGGATTTACAGGATCTGCTACATTTATAATTGTACTGCTACTAGCATTGATAACTGAGCTAGATGGATTTAATATTAAATCGCTAGTTGATGCTACAGTATTTCCAGAGACAGTTATATCAGCCACTGTTAAACTAGTCAAGGCACCTAAACTAACTAATCCAGGTGCGCTGGTTATTGATGATCCTAACTGATTTTGTGTTAATACAGTTTGTCCGCCAATTTGATAAACTGATGCACCGCTGGTAAGATTGAAGTTATCATTACTATTCCATCCAGTGCCGTCATTCATCCATAACAATGTATGTGCGGTAGTACCGGTAACAATAACTCCCCCACCATTAACAAAACTGTCAGACGGAGATAACTGTCCGTATCCCAATGTTATAGTCGGCTCGTTGACTTCTAAGTTATATGAAATAATACTAGTAACTGTGCCTGCAACTAAAAGATTTCCCTGTATTCTAGTATCACCTACTACATCCAAAGGATATTGAGGAGTAGAATTCCATATACCAACATAGTTAGGAGTAGCATAGACTACGTTTACCAATCCAGAAGAACTAGATGTTACCTGTATTCTTAATGGAGCATTTCTAGTTCCATACTGTATAGTTGCTTCGTGTGTACCTGGATCAGTGTATATGTTGATATTATCTAACGCACTGTTAATAATATTTAAACCAATGTTATTATCAATAGTGAATGCACCAAACGTAGTAGTATTAATATCACTACGAAGGAAGTTACCAACAGATATGCCCTGTATAGCATCGGCACTTGTAGCAGTTCCTATAAAACGTACACCGGGTATAGTTGTGTTTAAGTTTAATCCTATACCTACAGTGGTCATTCCTGCTGTACTAACGGCAAGAGTAAAACTACTGGTAGATAAAATACCAATTAAGTTACCAGCTGTATATAGTTTAGTAATATTATAATAGTTAGCATCAGAACCTAAAACTGTTTCAGTTTTTAATCCGGTACTGCCATACAACGCAGTATCAACAGGTCCAATCAGTGTAGGTTGATTTAATCCAAGCTCTTGATAATACAGTTGTTTGTTAACTGTATCATACCATAAATCGTTTGATACTAAATCAACAGGAACTGAAGTGCCAGGTAAAATACCTGTAATAGGACTAAACACTTGATTAGCATCATAAACTTTTACTCTGCCTGTTGAAGTATCATACCATAGTTGTCCAACTATAGGATTAATCGGTTCGTTGGGGCCAGAGAAACTGGCCATTAGTTTAATTAAGTTATTATTAAAATACTGACCGTATGAATTTACATTCCTACCAATAAGAGTAAGGCTAGTTGTAACAGAATCAGTTTCACCGTCTGCTAAAGTTAATAATATACTACCATCTGTGTTATAAATCGTGTATGCCATCTTATAGCCTTATAATATATCGTACGCCCACAGGACCTTGCGATGTTAGGTATGTACTAGAATTTGTATACAATGTGAACGGACCGTTACTACTTGGTCCGTTTAAGTTAGGTAATAAAAATTCATTAGCATTTCTTGCTCCGTATTGTGTACCAATAACGCTGTATAAGTTGCTAGTGATTGGACCATATCTGTCCTGTGGAGTTCCATCGCAGAATAACCAACCATTTGGCGCAACAGTTCCAGCATAGGGTATTATCATACCTGTAACTAATATACTTGTATATAAATCTGCTAAAAATGCTTCTTTTGTAATATTAAAAAGACCATTTCCGTTTCCGTTAGCTAACTGAACGCTAGAATAAACTAATATTTGATCAGTTGGGTCTGCAGTTAGTTCTGCTCCTGCTAATCCTGGATAGTTTGTAGAACTAGTTATAATACTGGGACTAACTGTGGTATCTAATGTTACATTACTATTTCCATCAAATATTTTGGAATCAGAATTAATAACTCCAGACATTCCAATAGTCTTTTTATTACTTAAAGTCTGTGCCGGTCCGTTAAAGTTTCCATAAAACTGGGATGACAGATTAGAAGATCCAAATATTCTAGCATATACAGCATTAAAGGGCACAGTTCTCGAACCAATGTCATTGAAAACAGCCTGCGAGTTTGTAATCGTATTTGAAGTTTGTATTCCACTAGAAAAAGTAGCTGTACTGATAAATGTTGATTGATTGTTAACTATCAACGACTGGCCGCTAGCAGGATTTGGAGTTACAGGGTATCCTATTTGCAGGTTACTTGTTATAAAAACATTACCATTAATATTTGCGGTTGCTGGACTTATGACACTATTAGTCGAGGTGTTTACATAAAGATTGTTAGACGCCCTTAAACTGCCAAATACATCTAGCTCAACGGCAGGATAAGAATTATTTAAGTTAGCACCTACTCCTACTCTATTTGTACTTCCGTCTAGAGTTAAAATATAATTAGGAATCCCATTATTATAAGTTAAAAAGTTAAAACTTCCACCAGCTAATGTATTTTGAAATACTGCCTTTGCTCCATTTTTTTGTAATAAGAACGTAGAAGTTGTTGCTCCTATTTTAATACCACCATCATTATTAATAATCAACTGCCCATTCATTCCCTCCTGTGCAGTATTATTTCTCATAAAATAATTACCAGCAACTACTTGAGAAGTGCCGTTGTTGTTAATTTGTTTTAGTGATAGAGCAACAGATGATACTCCGTTTATTAAAGGAGTTACTCCGTTAAATGCCTTCGTGCTTATGTTAATACCCGGAATTAAATTTACAAATCCATCTATAACCTGAGCAGGCGTAAATGATTCTTTAGCTATTATTTCTAAAGCTATATCATCTAGATACATTATTATAACATTATGAGTGTTACCTGATTTGTCTAAGATTTCAGTAGGGTACGGACCAGACTTTGCACCTGTATTTGTATTTGAATTTAAAGATACCCATGTGCCTGTATAAATGTATACAATGCCAGTTGCCTTATCGACATATATATCACCGATGTTTGTCTGTAGATTTAAGGAAGTAGGATCTCCATTATCGCTCCACACTCCGTTAACAGGGATCCAACCGTAGCCAGGATCGTTGACTTTTAAAACTCTGTTAGTTGTATCATACCATAACTGTCCAGTAGGAGCCAACAACGGCGCTGTTCCAGAAGCAAAGTTTTCTAATAAAGATAAAAAGTTTTGATTGAAAGCCTGAGCATAACTAGGATAGTTTCTTCCAACTAATGTTAGGGCACTACCATTTTCACCTTCACTTACTGTAACCGATTGTTGTTCGGGAATAGATATAGAAGGTATTGATTGATCGGCGTGATATGCTGTATAGTTATTTCCCATGTTTACATTCCAGTTGATAGGCTTTGGATCCTTACTGTATAATCAATTTGTATAAGCCTGTTAAGAGATTTTTGTACAGGATGAAAAATAACATGTGTCAGTAAAGGACCAGTTCCTGGTCCATTAGGACTGTAGGCTCTTAATCCTAATTCATCAAAAACATACATTCCTTGCGCCTGTGTGCTATTATCAAAAGCACTTTGATCACTAGGTTCTCCAAAATCTAATAAACAGGTAACTAAAACATCTGTATAATACGCACCTGTTATATGTCTAACCTCCATAAAATTCCTGCTAGGATCTTTATTTAAAATACTATTACCGTCGACATTTTTATAATAAGTTTGATTATATAATCCTGCATTTACTCCAACGGTGTTAGGTGTAAGATAGGTAATAATTCCTGTAGGGTCTATATTGCTTCCCCCATTACCAAATGCCATTTCTGAAATCCAACCCTGTGTTTGATCTCCAATACTTTGAGCTAGTGCCATACTAAAGTTTTCATAATGTATAGCATTAAACTTATCTATTAAAACAACAGGAGTTTTTTCAGTTACATCAGAGATTTTGATGTGTCCTCTTATGGCAATATTGCCATATTCGTCGGGTTTGCGTGATATTTCTTGCATTTTATTAGTCTCAGTTTGATTCATATTGATATTTATCCGGTATTCCAGACTGCCTCTGTAGTAAGAAGTTTGATTGTGCTGTAGTACCATCTAGTAAACTCTGTCCAGGGTATTGCCAAACACCATCTTTTCTTTGTATTATTGTTAGTCGCATTCCTTGATTTAACCCATCGATGGGCATTAAAGTTAAAGTCTGAGACGCTACATCTACAGTAAACTCTGGAGGTATTACTGTATCGCTATTATTTTCTCCGCTGTCAAATCCTATATTATTATTATGAGATATTTGTTCTGTTTTAGACAACTGACGGCCTGCATACCATACTTCAATTTGGTCTTTACCAGATATGTTAGCAGTTAATGTTATTCCGTCACCTGTTTGTTTTGTAGTTGATGTAGATATTGTATAAGTCGACGTATTAGTAGTTATAAGATTTTGTATAAATGTAAAACTTCTGTCCGGAACTGATTGTATAAATCCGGCATCTACGACTATTGTATTTGCAGGATAGTCTAGGCCAGCACCTGTTCCTAATGTTGATCTTTTTATTATACTTAATATATTACCATTTATGGACATATATTCTATTCTTTCAGAGTTAATAAAAATAACTCCAGGAATATTTGTAGACGGACTAGGTATTGTTAATACACTAGCATCTTTAACATAGATTTCTGTATCAGTTAATAATAAATCTCTGGTAAGAACTGTCGAGTTTGATTCGCTGATTCTCTTAAATTGTGTTCTACCTAAAATATCTTTAAACTGTCTATAACCTATACTGGTATTAATAACCTGAGTACTAATACTAGTTATAAGAACCGTAGATCCTAGACTATAAGAATAGTTATTAGATATTTCAACAGTGATATGGTCATCTAAAACAACATAATCAATGTTAGCCACCAATGGTTTTCCGTCTACTGATACCCAAACATAACTATCATCTAGCACAGCTCTTGACATTGTGTATTGGTTTGATAGATTAGAATCAAACTGTTCTGTACGTATTTGGCTAGCATCTCCGTTGGTAAATGTTGTTATGCTAACTAGATCACCGGAGTTAACAGGATTTAATAAAGTTAATATACCTGTCGTTTCATCTATATCATATGCGGCATCATTGAACGTTTCAATGGCCAGTACATCACCCTCATTAAGAGCGTTGGTCTCAAATACTATTGTATTTGTTTCTCTGACTAGTTCAAAATCTAATACATTATTCAACTGTACACCATTTCGGAATACTTTCATTGCTGATAGACTAAAGATTCCAGGAGGATATGATTCTAAAGGATGTATTATAAACTCTGTTTGATTACCCGATACTTCATAGTAGGTAGTATGCGGAGGAGCTAGTCTTAATCCATTTACTGTAACTATTGCCTGTGCTTCATAAGGTCCTTGATTTCCGGGTACCTGTATTAGATTAAATGTCGATGTAGTATTAGTAATAGATATTAGTTGTTCTTTAACTTCGCTATAGGCTTTATATGTAGGTTTAAAGAACCAACATTGTATAGCATGTACTCCGATCCCCATTCCATATAGATTAACAACTCCTATATTTTTCTTATTAGCAGTAAATGTGTATCCTAATCCGGGCCCGTTTTCTACCGCAGTTACTCCGTTTACTGTTACATAGATACTACCTATATTTTTAAAAGGATTTCTACTACTAATGGTAGCTGTGTCTGTGGCAAATGTAGTTTGAGAATAACTAGATAGTAAATCTATTCCTCCCACTTCTACTACAGTTATACCTAACACACCAGTTTGTGATTGAGCATTTAAGATCAATCTATTAAAGGAATAATCAACAGTGTAGTCTATACCGTAAGCTAGATATTTCTGGTTAAACGATACCATTATACTTCCTGTAGATACAGGAAGGAGTTTTAATGGAACTATAGTTGTTACACCAGTAGCAGTAATGTAGGCATTTTGTGTAACAATTAACGGCGAACCTGAAGGAACTTCTGTAAAAACGTTAATGGCCAACGTGTCTTGGACCTGTCCTGATAACAATTCTTCTGGACCATAACTTGTTTTAGGAGTAATAAAAGCATCTCCATCAATAATAATATCACTAGGACGATATCCTAACGCTGTATTAAATGTGTTATCGGAGAATGTAGATAACTTGCCACCGTCAATAACAGTATCTATGTTAGTTGATAATATAGACGAGTTCTGTTCAGGTGTTCTAAATACAACTTTACTATAGACGCTAGTTGAAGTAAAAGCATTAGACGCAATTTGAACTACTATAGGACCACCAGTTCCAGTATTAACTGTAACTCCATATGTATTTGTTCCATCAACTCTTATAGAGTTAAGCAAAATGTTTGTTGTTGTATTTGAGTTCAATGGGCCCCAAGATTCAACATATACATTTAGTAAAGTACCTGTACTAACTGAAGGTACAGTAAATGCTTGAGAATGAGTCGATGTAGTCACTGTGTAGTAGTAGACATCAGGAATTACATCACCCCAGTCGGATGAGCCAAATCCTATATCGCCAAAACCTCGATCATAATCAAACGGCAATCCTTCTACATTTATTCCAGCATATTCTGCACCCTGCATGACCTGATTTAGTTGTTTGCCAGGCATATTTACATTTGGATTGTAATAATCTTGTATACGCTCTGATGCGTTGTATAATTCTATATTCTTTTTAAATGTTACGACAAGAACTTGTCCTTTCTTTGGAACAAAGTTTAGATCGATATTACTATATTGTTTTTCATAACTGGTTAAATTATTACCAGTAGTAAACGCTTTTGTATAGTTAGTGACTGTAAACGTAGATTTTAATACTAGTATGTTATCTAATGTAACTGTTGTATCTAACTTTAATGGACTTGCGGCCCAGGGAAGTTCAAAAGAGTTATGAGATCCATCGGATATAATAGTAGCAGTTACTATACTAGAAACACCTATATCTCTGTTTATTGGTGTACTTACACTGATCCTGTCAAACTTCATTCGCACAAAGTTTGTTCTAACAAGATTGTTTTCAAGTAACGCATATGCTGTAGCAGTCGTTAATGCTAGATTACCACCACCGCTAATCATAACAGTAGGTTGTATTGTATAACCCTTTCCAGGATTTGTAACTAGTATTTTACTAATCGAACCGTTGGCAATATAGGCTTGGGCAGTAGCGCCATGACCTGTATCACCAAGTGCTGGTATTATATCAACTTTAGGAACTACACGATATCCTGATCCCCCGTTTTCTAATATAATACTGCCAACGCTAAGTGAATAATTATTGTACCATCCAGCATATGGATACTGATTTATTAAACTGCTTGATGTTGTAACTACGGTAAACTTGCCTGTAACTTCATCATAATACGAAGGTAAGTCAAAGTCTGTTGTATATGTAGCAGTTGGTTCCCATGGAGCACTATTAGATTCTCCTATCTGATAGTTAACTTGATAGTTTCTTACCTGTGTATGATAGGGTTTTATTTCATTTATATAATCATTATACCATGTTGGATCTTGATATCTATAAGTCGCACGTTGATCTAATACACCAGCTAGATTTTTAACATCTATAAAACTTGTTTTAAATGCCCAATCCAAGAATGGTTGTTCTATTAAAGCATATTTTACAGCGGTAAAAAAGAATGTATTCCAGTTGATCCTATTAACACCAGCAAACACATCTTTATGTAAAGCTGTTAAAATATTCATTAACTCTGTATCAGGAGTTTGATCATATAAAGATTGATCAAATGGTGTTATTTCATCAAATCCAAAATCACTTGCACTAACATTCCATACTTTGTCTAATATTTGTATAGTGCCATTTTGACTGTAAACAATGTCAAAGTTGTCATCAAATGTTCCAACTGTTCCATCGGTTTTTCTTAATATCACATAGTTACCGTCACCACCATTTTGTACTTTAATATAGTCGCCTACATTTAAAGATAATTCTTGTGCTTCGTAAACAGAATCTACAGCATAAGAAATAGACTTATACAGATTATACGTAGCGTCTTGCCAATCTACATATTTCCAATACTGTGTTGTATCATACGTCTGAGTATATGCACGCAACCAGTTAATGCCTGTCCAGACATATTTGCTCCATCTAGTATTATATATAGGGTCGACTTTTAATATCACTGTATATGGTCTGACTAATAAGTCAGGGGCAGATACAAAACCAGATCCAGCATTTATTATGACAGCATCAATAACCCTGCCTTGATCATCTAATATTGTTTGTATTTTAGCAATCGAAGTTCCGTCTCCTACAGTAACTGTAGGTGCTATTAAATATCCATAGCCTGGGTCTTCTACTTTTATTCTTATTAAACGACCGTTTAATACTTCAGAAGATAATCTAGCAGTTTTAAAATTTGTTGTTCCTATAATATCTAGTGCTATAGAATCTTCAACTACTTGATCATATTCGCCTAACAATATATTAGGAATCTCATCTTTGAGGTTAAGATTTTTAAAACTAATAAATCCTGTTATCCTCATATCCTGCATTGTTAGATTAGCATAGTTGATTAAGTTTCTTAATGCTTCTATTCTATTAATAAACATGCTTTGTCTAGGACGTATTTGTATTCCGTATGCCTGTCTAAAACTAAGGCTTGGATCAGGAACTTTATTACCCAATACATCATGACCTAATAAACTATCAAATAACTTTTGATTTAATGCCGGAGTTGGTTGATTATTTTCATCACCTTCTTGTAACAAAATCCACTCAGTATGTTTATTAACTGTTGTATCTACAACATTGTAGGCAATATTAAGATCAATCCTGTTAGATATTAATTTATTTTTATAGTTGTTTATTGCAAGTCCATTGGATGAAATAAGAGAAATATATTTTAATCCATATCCTCTAGGATCATTTATTAAAGAAGCTACATCATAAGAACTCAATCTTCTGGCTCGACCATTAGGTATTATGGTTTTATTTTTAACCCAGTAATAGTATAAAGTTGTAAACTGTCCTGTACTTTTATCAAAAATTTGTCTAGATGAATATATGCTGTCGTCATTATTTTTTGGCTGTCCGCTAATATTCAGTGTCAGCCCAGTAGGAGTATCTGCTAAAGATGCCCATTTACTAGGTAGATATGTTGACTCAACCCATTCATATACATCAATACTTGATCCGGGAAATATTTTACCCCATGCATTTTTTCTGTATGCTATATCACCCTGTTCATACCAAACATATTTTACAGCAGAAATATCCCACCATAGTTCGCCTACATGTTCTTCTTCCCAAGACTTTGTAGTATCTACAACAACTGTGTCTCCACCTATGGAATATATAGCAGGATCAAATGATGTTTTATAAGTTAACTCTTGTTCAGCAAGACCGGGCAATCTATCTTTAACAGGATCAACTATGTCAAGATAATCTAATACTGTATCTTTTAGTGTGTCTAATGTATAAGCATTATCAATCAAGGATAAATCAATCAAATCGTCTTGTATTCTATATTGACCTAATCCTATATTTGATCTATCTACTTTGTTCCATAGATACACTGATCCAGATTTTCCAGATGTAAAGTCTGGGTTACCGACATAGGCAAAGTTATTATCGAGAGCAATATTAAATCCATAATTTCCGCCTGCATCGATAGATCCATTTATTAGTTCTTGAGCAAATATAAATTTCTTATTATATCTTTGATAGATATAAGCACTACCAGATTCTCTAACTGTTTCTCCGAATAGACAGCTTAAATTATCAAAAGTTGTTGCGCCACCATCAAAGATTATATCATTAAAATACGGAGATCCTTGACCTGTTACCGCTAGAGTATCTCCTGCAGGTGTTATACTTAATGCTGATCCAAAGTTTATTGGAGATGTAGCAGGATTGTCAATAGTCTGTATGTAACTAAACTGTGTGCCGGTCCATTCATACACTACTAGTTTACCTGGTTCTGTTCTACCATCAGATATTAAACTAGTGGCAACTACTAAATGTGTTCCTAGATCATTCATAACCATTTTAGTACCAAATCTATTTCCAGGTACTATTGGTATTGTAGGATCAAGTTGTTCTAATTCGACATACTGGTTAGTGGTATTGTCGTATGTGTATACAAATACACCGCCAGTCGAATGATGTAGGCCAGGAGCTGATATAGCTATTAGACTGCCATCTTGATTTCCTACTATAGTATAACCAAACTCCGAACCAGTTGTAGCCACAGCAGGTGCGGTTATAGATGCTGTTGATGCTATAGTAAATGATTTGTATCTAGCGATACCATTAGTTGACGTAGTGCTTATGCCGACAATCGACCCGTTACTATTAACTGCTCTAACTTTAATATTTAAATTATTGTCTGGGTATAAACCGCCCAGACTATCGCCACGTATGACTATTTCACTATTGACAGCATATGCTGTACCTGTTGAAGTAGTTAACGAAACTACATATTTTTCATTGACAGGGGTAACATCAAAAGATGCCCCTGAACCCCCGTTTATAACATCAGTTCCAGTTTGACTGTGATATGTATATCCATTTGGAGAAATAAACATATCATAAACATAGACAATACCCTTAGTCGCTGTACTTAATACTTCTCCAGGTCCACCTATTAAAACACGTTTATTAGTTTTTGTTCTTTGTACATAAATGCTAGATCCAAATCGTTCACCCTGTGCATGACCGAACATGTTAGCATATGTTACTTCTTTACCTAATTCGCTTCTTATGATTCCTGAAATTTTTACTATTCCCGAAGATCTATAGGCATCGGTAGTAGATGTAGTAGCATACGATGCTGCCGCAAATATTACATCATCTTCTTCATCATAGAATAAAGCATCACCAAATGGTGTTTGATCAGTTATTAGTCGCTGATCAGTTGTATCTAATCCGTAATCGAATATCTTAGTTAATGATCCTGTTGCAGGGTCGGCGTTGAATACATATATTCTTCCATAATGTTCTTGACTATAATAATAATGTGCAGCCGATATAACAACAGTTGAACTAGTGGCCTGTTTAACTATATTATATCCAAACTCTGCTGTTGGTTGATAGATAGGTGCGTTTATTATTTCAGACGAATAATTATTTGTCTTACGATAAACTGCCCACTTTCCAGTACCGTTATCATCTACCCAGAACATTTCTCCGGATTGTATTTTGGCGGCATATGGAAATCCTGCGATATCATCAACATTGCTAAATCTAACAGAAGCAAAGGCAAATATTAATCCCTCACCCTTAAAGTTTTGTGGAACAAAATTAGTAGATTCTACTACAAACTGTGTCGATAGTGGCACGGCTGTTACTACATAAACTCCATTTAATGTACTGTAAAAATTATTGATTGATATTATCTCGCCGATTTGTAATCCATGATTAGCATTCGTGTAAAATATAATATTTGGTCCAGAGGCAGTGGCTGTGGTTATATAAGCAGTCTTGTGAGTATATCTAAATACATCCCAGCCTGTATTATTATCAAATCCTACCCAGAATATATCTCCATCATTCCACTTGCTATTATTTGTTGATTGTATAATAGCGTTTGTTGTAGTAAAGGTATATGTAGCATCGTCGAGACGTACATAACCTGCAGTAGGATATACTAGATTATTAATTTTGTATGTTGAGCTTGAAACTATAAAAGTAGAATTTGAATGATAGTTGGAAGGAGTAATTAATAAATCTGTTGGGGTTATATAACTAACAACATCAAAAGGATTAACTGGTTTAGAATCAACAAACTGTATGGCTTGATTATTTTCAACAAAGTCTCCTTCCCTTAAAGGTAACTCTATTTCTTGATAACTAGAATAACTTCCGTATGCACCTGCTCTAAATGCCCATTCTTCATTAATAGATATAGTGCCCAGCATATTAGCAGTAGAAGATTTTTCTAGTTTAATAATAGAGTTTAATGTACCTTTTTCTTTAATATATCCTTGATAAAACTTATATTGTGCTGTTGCATCGGCAAATATATTATCCATGTAGGGTCTTGGACTATAACCGGTTAGATGTTGTGACATCTTTTGTTGGCTAGCATCAAAGTTATCAGTATCTAGACTGTAAAAATCTTCAAACTGACTTATCTTATAATCAAAGTTAGGTAATAATTGAGCAGTAGGTGCCGCAGGTAACAGATACCATTGACTGAAATTAAATGTTTCTGTTCCTGTTATTTTATTAATAGCCGAATAATATTTTCCTACATACTGAACAACATCAGCAGGCATGTAGTTAGCATATGGAGTCCATTGGCTTATAGATGCGTTATCATAGATAAACCCAGGACTAAAGAAATCACCATTCCAGTCTGCTGTTCTAAATCCCACTATGTTCATTCGTAACTGTCTATATCCTGATTCTTCATCATAGATAATATCGCCAAATACAGTACTATTATCAAATATTATTGCATGTTCTTTTTGTACTAGATTTAATCTAGCATAAAATATTCCTTGTGGTACTGCTTGTGAATTAATTTCTATAATGCCAGAGGATCTAGTTATATTAAAGTTCTGTGCAGGGAAAGGAGTTCCGTCTGCTTGATAAAGAGCATATTCATAAAAACTATCTAGAACATTATCTACAACACCTTCTTGATATTTAAATTTTAAAACATCAGCAAATGGACTTAATGTAATGACACTGTTATTAGACCAGTTTTGTGCTGTCCAATATATAAACTCGCTAGCACTAAAATCCCAGTTAATATTTTGATTAAACTGATCACTGTATTCGTTAAACACAAATCCTTGACTTTCTAACCAGTGCCCGTAACCGCTTAAGAAATCGTAGACTTCTTGAATGGAATTCATAGTTGTACCGTATTCTATTACAGTTTCGGTAGTTTCAAACTTGCTGGCCTTAGTTACTGATATTCCATCAATAACAGGTAAACTTGATAGTTGTTGATAATATTTTATGTTAAATGTAGTACCAGCAACGTGATTAGTAGTTACTCTATAGTATGCACTTTGATAGAATACTATTTGTCCAGATTGATATGATTGTCCAGAAGTCCATGTTAGATAGGATTCTGGTTTTCCACCAACTGTTAAACTAACATCAGTAAGCTGATGAATAGGATTAAAGATTGTAAAATATAAATCTTTTTTATCATATCCTCTTATAAGATATGTTCCTTCAGATTTAATTATTATAACACCTGATATTCCTATTGAGAAAACAGGATTACTTGTATTAAAAAATACTTTATAGTTTTCATTAGGTAGAAACGGAGTCGGTTCTTGTGTGGCTAGATTGTAAGCATCAACTGTTACTAATAATTGGTTCTGGCTTACAAAACCTCCCATCTTAAGGAACAGATTAAAATTACCGTTAGCTAGTTGATCTTTCAAATAGGATACATAATCATTTCTACGTTTCTTTCCTATCTCTACAACATATACCCCGTATCCTGCGGCTCGAACTACTTGATTATTAACTACATCGCTGTGTATACTAACTATATTAGGACTTATAAATTCATTAGCGGCACTAAATGTATACTGGCCTGCTTTGTTTAATGTCATTCTACTAGTATCAAACATTTTGTTAGCATAGTCTAATGGTTTTGATAATGCTAATAATATTTGAACAGCAAATGGCCAGTTACTACTTCTGCGCCAAGCGTTTTCAGCAGGTCCCCAATCACCAAACGCCCAGTTTTGGCCAGGCTGAGGGATATTATCATTTTGTGCTAGACCAGCCCATTCTCTAATATCATATAGGTTTCCGCTGTCATCAACGGGTATTATCTTTGATAGACCGGGGCGAGCATATAATGTATCAAATCCCTGTCTAGTGCCTTGAGCTATATAACCTGCTTCTAAATCAGCCCATAGACGAGCATTACCTGCAGTATACGGATATGGACCATAATACTCGTCCCACCAATCTGGTTTAATATAGAATCCTAACATTTCCCAAGGACATAAATCAGGACGATCTGTATCAAAATAATATTTGTAAATAGCACGCCAGCTACCCACAAAATTTCCACCAAAGATATAATCAGTAGCAGATTTATAATTGTAAGTTTTATGTTCGTCTATATTATACGTTAGATTTTTGTCATAGGTAACATTATATGTAACTGACCATTTAACAAATAGATCTTGTATTAATTTATAAACTTCGCTATAACTGTATTCATTGTTTCTAAATACACCAGGCAATATAGAGTTAATATCAAACAAGTTAGGATCATAACTAGTTTTTAAATTATTATAAATCCTTGTTTCTAGTTCTAATATAATGTTATCTCTGTAGTCATCAAATGCTACTATTATGCTACCATCATGACATTGTATTACATTTGTCGGGCCTTTAATATAACTGTGGTCAGCATATAACATTGGAGTAAAACTAGGATACATTCCTAACTTAGTAGGAGTAGGTGCTACATAACAACCGTCTGTATTAATGTATTCATTTATAACAATAACATCATAAGGATTTAATGGAGTAGAAATATTAACAGCAGGATCGATACTGTCAAATGTATAATCTGTTCCATAAACTAATTGAGTTTCATTTAGATAAACGATAATTGCTTGATTAGATAATACTGTCTTATCAAATACATTAGTAATAGCATAAGAAACATTTCTACTATCTGTAACTTTGTAAGTTCTTACCTTCTTATCTGTTCCGTAAGGAACCATATCACTATACAGATAAGGAGAAGAAGTATTTTTGTTTTCGTTTAATGTTGTTAAAACATAATCAACCGCATCTGCGGGCGTGTATCCATCAAGAGGATATTGAGAAATAGTTTTAATAAAGTTTAATTTAAACTGATTATAGTCGTCGCCTGCTAACCTTATTGAGTTTACTAAACTGTGTTCTTGATCGCTGATAAAATATTGAGCAAAAGAAAAACTATTTTTGTTACTGATAAATCTAGAACCGTAGTGACTTATATTGGGCAGTATTCCTAAGTTACTAGCACCAGGAAAAGATCCTACAAACGCAGGATCTCTATTTGTCATGTCCCTAACGTGATCTATAACTTCACTTAATGTAAACTGACTGATAGGACCGTTTAAAGGATTATTGGAAAGGTTTATGGGTGTTTCGTAGATACCTGTACTATTTGGTACAGCAGTTGTATAGAAATTAAATAAAACTCTATGTCCAGTAACAGACGCAGTCAATGGAGACGTAAAGTTAACAACTGCCGTGCCTGTTGTTGAAGTAGTAATAGAAAATTCTGTACTGAGATATTTTTTATCGTTAACAAATACTGTAGCATTTAGATCAGTTAGATACCCTGGATTATCAAACACAGTTATATTAATAGCAGATGTTTGATCGTGTATTACCTGAAACTGTTGCACTGCTAGTTTATATTCGGCGGCCGGTGTCCAAACATTTATATATTGATTGTCGTGTAACAGATAACCAGAACTAACAGGTATAGTTGCGTTAGATTTAGGACCGATATTGATCACAGTATCTGTCATGAAATAGTTTTCAAAAAGATATGTACTTTCTAAACCCGAACTTTGATAGTTTAATGGAAAGCCTAATACAGAATCTGAAATGCCTGTACCAATCTGATATCCAAATATTTTGGTACCTATAAAATTACTACTGTAAGAACTAAAACTATTTCCGCTATCGTCGACTACATCAAAATAAGGTGCTTGATTTCTTATGTTGTGTTGCTGTGCTTCTATCCACGTATCAAGTCCATTCTGCACTGTAAGATGCCAACTAGTTCCAGCATACGATGCGCCTTGTTTAACAACAAGAACAGACCCCGTAACAGGCTCGTGGTCGTCTGTAGGTATAAGACTAATAACCATGTTGGCTGATTGAAAAGGATCGTGAGATAGATCTTTTATACTAACAAAATGTACACGGAATATTTTTCCTCTGGTTAACGGATCTGTGTCGGCGTTAAAAATAATTCTATCGCCTTCCTGTAACTCGTTACCGTCTATCCAATATCCTGAACTTTTTTCTACACTGTTAAAAGCGTCATGTGTTACTGTATCAATGTAATCAACAGGTGCTACGCCAACGGTACCAAAGTTGAATAACTTAATATTAGGTTTAAATTCAATAATAGGTCGAGATGCTACACTGCTATTAGGTAATACAAAAACTGAACCATTAGCAGTTGCGGCAGCTTCTATAACATTTCTATGAAACCATCTATTATATCTAGTCCAGGGATTTAAATCTCTGCTGGCACGATTGATGGTAATATATTCAGGAACTAAAGGAAGTGTTTCAAAATCATCAAAGGGATATTCATCAAATGGTTTATCATCAAATCCGTCATCATACTGACTGGCTGTATTCTCTGGAGTTTTTAGATTAGCAAAGTTTACCAATGTAATACTATCGCCGACGCCTTCAACAATGTAGGTATTATTAGCATAAGTTTTAGGAATAACATCTCCCCCAAAACGTACTACCATTCCATTAATAAACTGTATTCCATTATAGGTTACATAGTTTGCTTTTCCTACTATTTCATCGTCTACATTTATAGAACTATTTTCAATAGCCTGTTTAATTACTATCTGTCCACCAGCGACCCTACCGTCGTCTGAATCATAATATAATAAATCAGGAGTAGTATCTGTAACACTGATTATTATTTGACCTTTGTTGATACCATTATTTTGTATATCAACGCTATAAAGATCATTAGGACCAGGAACTTGAGATGTTTTAATATATAAATGATATTTGCTAGTTATATTAAAAACATAAGTTACTCCCCTGTACAATGTAAGTAAAGGATCAGGAGTTAATCCGTCGGGAGTAAAAACAAAAAAGTTATTATCAGAACTGTCAGTGACTGTATATGTACTAGTTACTTCTCTTTGTATTCCTGTTACAAGAATAGGCTGAGGACCTGTCGGTAACCAATAATATTGATCATAGTTAACAAACTTATCCCAATCTATTTTTGGATCATAACTATAAAAATCAGGCCTGAATATTCTATCAAGATTACCAGTATCACTACCGTAAAAACTTAGTTGATTGATAAGGTCGTCATATCCGAAGGCTTTAATAGGCGAACCATCATTATTTTTTATTACCAGGGCTGGCAATAGTTGATAGTTGTTTCTTAAAGGCTGCGGATCACTTATATAATTGTCTGTTGATGGATTATAGTTAGGACTTAACTTACTACCAACAAATCCGTTTAATCGTTCTATGTTAGGCGGTTGTATAAGCTGATCTAATGTGCTAGATAGAAATTTACTATTTTTATCTGTTTGGTAGTAGGTAGGTAGTAAGTTAACCGATTGTCTTGCCATCGTGTTTAACCTCTCGTTGTGCTAGTTACAACAGAACCGCTTGCCTGTAGTTGGGATGCTGTTATAGCATCTATAATCTCAATGTTATCCACTGTGGCCCCATTTATAAAGATTTCGTTACTTTGACTTGTTATTTCAAATAGACTACCAAATGCTCCGCTTGAAACAGGAACTATGACAAAGTTAGTAATATCAGGAGTCATAACATTCATAACATAAGTTACTAATTCACTAAAGTTAAATGTGTCTCCAAAGTTCCAGTTTTCTAAAGCAAAAAAGTTTTCAATGGCTGTTAATATTCTTGTCTTTAAACTGTTTGTACTATTAAAAATATTTGGATTTTGTACAGCCTTAAATGTTGCCTGTAGTGCAGGAGCGGCTTGTGATCCAAATAAAACTTTATATACAGCGGGTTGAAATACCAGTTCATCACTTATGCTTTTAATAGGATCTAACACTGATTGGTATTGGTCGGCTAACTCACTGCTTGTGGGAGGTAGTGGTTCTACTCCTGTCCCTGCGGCTAACCATGCTCTATATTCAGTATCATAAGAAGTTGTCAATAGGTAAATGTCTATTAGATTAGTTTTGCTAGGATCTATTCTACGATCTCTACCACTATTATGTAGATAATGAAACTTTAAACCACTACGGCCTGTATAGGCAAAATATTGTGTGTTTAATATAAAGGCCTGTTCAACATCTGACCAGGTTTGTATAACATTAACCGACGGATCGTAAAAATAATATATTGTAGAAGTAGAAGGCATAGCTACATCATTTTGTGTAGGATATGCTGTAAATAGACTCGGATCTGCTAGCTGGTATGATGTTCCATCAGCAAGATATTTAAAATAAACAAAGTTATGCAGATATCCTGTTTGTGCAGATACATCGTAGGGCACCACTATATTATTAAACGCATCAGGATCATCTATTTGTCCATTTTCGTCGTGATCAAAAAAGCTGATTAATACTTTCTTAGGATCAACAAACCCATCTGGCTCAACTACCGCACTGTTTATTTCCCATTGATAGTCTGTCGATAAGCTGATATATTGATTTACTTCGGCTGGAGTTATTGACGCCGTACTTACAAGATTAACCGTAGTAGGAATAAATGTAATAGTATCTCCCGAAGGCAATCCTGCTACATTTGAAATCGCCGACTGTAGATATACTGTACCGCTAGTACTAAATCCAGTAACCAATGAACTTCCTCCTAAAATAGCAGGATGAACAGCATAATATTTTACTGATCCTAGTTGACTAGAGTTTACCCAGGTTCTATTTAGGTATATAGCAGAAGATCCAACTAAAGAAGATTGCACTGTAGTAGTAGATATTAATGTTAGGGGTGTAGAAGTATTAATAGTAACAGTTGTTGGTGTAATGGATTGATTAATAGCTAATACTGATATTTGATCTTTAATAACTGTGTCAGCGACAAAGTCATAATTTTTGACAGTATTATCAACAAAAAATGCTGTTTGTCTTTCACTTTCAAATACATATTCTAGTGTTCTATATCTTACTTGATAGTTAATCCCATTCCATTGTAAACTGATAATCCATCCATTATCTTTTCCTATGTTACTAGTATCTTTCTGGAAACTAAGACCAAAATCATTTATTAAATCAAGATTACTATCTTCAATAATATACCACTCTCTTGTTGTAGAGTCAAATCCTAGACCCATATTTCTTGTTGCTGTTATAATATCTACCATTTCACTTTGTATAGCTATTGGTAATATACTTTCAAAAGCAGGAATAATTTCTTCAATAATAGATCCGGATGGTATTTGTTTACTGATTAATATAGGACCATTTCCATTTGATAATGCTCCTTGTCCTCCATTTGACCCATCACCGGTAATGGATATAACTTTGGCCCAAATATAATTTTTAGTAGTTTCATCTGGAGTTGTTGTTAATAAATCATTAGGTGTAAAATAACTGCCAGTTGGGGCCACAAATTTTATTAAGGCATTAGGACTACAATATTGTAGTTCAGTTCCACTATAAGATCCAACACTTACTGGGTTTCCAAGAATACTGAAATACCCGGTTGATTGATTTGTCGATTTTGTATTTTGTGTCCAAACAGCAAACAAGTTAATAGCAGAAACTCTAGGATATAAATCAAGATAAAAGTTAAAAACTTCAGGACTAGAAATTATAGGACCAAGCTGATTATCTATAACTCCTGTTATTTCATTTTGATTTACAAAGGTAAAGTTAAAATTCTGTTCGGTTCTTTTTTTGTAAATGATTCCGTCAGTGGCAAAAATGTTTGTACTACTATATTCTCCACTAACATCACTCAATTCAAAATAGCGACTAATACCACTAGCTGTACGATTGACACTGTGTATCTTAACAATGTCTGTTCCTGCTGTTAAGGGAGCAATATTATAATCTTCAGCAGTAATCATTCTATTTTGTACATAGTATGATTGAGGCGCTTTTAACTGTATACTGGCATTAGATTCAGTAGCCTGACTATTACTAACTGTTTCTTGTAAACTTAAAACTATTTTAAGAGAGTTAGACTGACCATTTTTATTTGTATAGGGAATATTAACAGTGATGTTAGATAACTGATCCGGTCTTATGGTATATGTTAAACCATTACTTTGTCTATAAAATAGATTAAAGTTTCCTTGCGGTAACTGACCAAAACTTCCATCTGCAAAACTTAAATCAAACTGGTCTTGATCTCTAGTTAATACACTATAGACTGTTTTAATTTGATTGGCTATGCTGTTGTATATAACATTGTTACCTACAAGATTAGGAACTTGTGTCCATAGTGTTTGATAGTTGCCATTTAAGTTCAGTTGCCATAACCAAATATCGCTTTGGTTTGTTCCGCTAGCATTGATGCTTATTAGCTCGTCGGGAGTAGGATTAGTAACAGAAAAGTTTGTAGACGAAAGAGTTCCTTGTTTAAAATGTACAAAAAATCCTGTGTTAGCAGAACTGTTTCCTTGATTGTCATTTTTATATAAGAAACTAAATTGTGTACCTGGTTCAGGGGGCTCTTCATATACGTAGTTTTGTCCCGCAAATAGACTACTGACTATTTCAAATGCCATTGTGTTTCCATTGACATTGCTGTTAAAAGAAAACACCGATACATCTGTATTGCTACTGTTTATTCTGTACTGTTGTGTATCTATGCCATTGATTGTTGCCTCGTCGTAAGGACGACCAAATATAAATCCGCTAGGCATAGTACTGTTTAATATCGAAACAAATTGATCATACCAGTTAGCATTTGTAGGATCATTCCATCCTATAGATCTATTGGCTAAATTTACGCCATTTGAATCTAATACTATGTCACTTGTACTAACGCTGACTATTTTTAAAAAACCATTAGCTGGGACATTTCTGCTGGGATTATATCCTATCAATTTTGCTAATCTTAATATACTATCTCTACGTTGTGCTGTTTCTAAAAAGTTTTCACGTGCGTTTAGGTCAACACGGAAACTTAAATTTTGTCCCATAAATGCTATGAGATCAACTAATGCCAAATATTCACTACTGTCAATGTAATCGTTAAAATCTTCTGGATAGTTTTCTTGAAGATAAGATATCATAACCCTACGTAATGTTTCAAAATCATAACTTTGAAATTCAGCGTTAGGATAACTCTGATATATTTTTTTCCAATCTTCTGTAGTTAGATATTGGTTAGTTGTTGATGGTATCATGGCTGGTTGATTGTGTTATTACGTATTTATGGAAGGCATTATCCACGCATTTTATTGTTTTGATACCAACCCAATGTTATTATCAAAGGATAATTTAAGCACATCGGTTTGGTCGCTTCCGGAATATTCTAATGTAACTTCTAATAATATTCCGTATTCTTGTTCTATAATATCGATCTGTAAAGCATTTGCCCTAGGATCGCTGTTTGCTATTCTTGTTACATCGGCTATAATTTGATCTTTTATGGCTGACGTAAAGGGTTCAAAAAGCAAGGACCAAATAACAGTTCCATAATCCGGTCTCATCACACGCTCACCTCTACTGACGTTGAACTGATTTATGATGTCTTGTTTGATCAAATCATAGTCATACAACGCACTATTAGAGGTATTATTAATAGTACTAAATCCCTTGTATATTTGTGTCTGCTGATTAGTATATCCAGCGCTGTATTGGGTGGGATTGATAGTTAGGTTTACGTATGGCATATTTTATTTACTCGTTAAGAATCATTGGGTGAAGGAGCATTTACTAATGTAATATGTACTTTGTCTTTGAGGCCCAATGGCCATTGAAGTCCACACGCTGGCAGTACACCATGTTGATATAACCATTGTGCTTGAGGAGTATCTATTGCTATTCCTTGCATATGAGCACTGGTACTAACTGCAGGATTGACAGGCGTTGTTATTCCGGCAGCTGTAGGAACTCCTGGACCACCACCGGCTGCTTTCCATCTATCATACAATGCCTGTTGTTCTTGTTTACTTCTGTAAGAACTAGTTAAAACTAGAGGAAGACCAGTAGCCTGTTTGTATGTATCGGCTGCCTGTTGTACTGCTTTTTGTAATTCCGGTTGTGTTTTTAAGAAATGTGCTAGGTCTCCCAATCCATTAGTAAATGATATAGCATTAGTAGCCGCATTATTTGCAGGACTCCATTGTCCGGGATTAGTTGGAGCCAGTTCAACTGTTAGAGGTTGAGGACTTGTTCCTGTTATAGGAGTTACACCTTGTGTATTATCTATATTAACAGAACTAAATGCTACAGGGTCAATATCTTCATGCTGTGACCAAGGTTCATGAACCGGCATGCGTTTTACAATAGTATCAAATGTTCCAGCTTTATATTGAGCGTTATTTCCCCACCCTGCGCCAACTTGGTTATATGGAAGATTGTTTATAGGAATAGCTGTTGCTGTTTTACTTGCCGCAGAAGTTGCAGGATTAGGTACTAACCAATCAGCACTAGTTCCTTGTACAGGTCCGCTAAAGTTTATAATACTACCTGTTACTCCAACTTCTTTAGCGGCTGTAGATAATATACTACCTTTGCTGTTAAGAAATATTCCACCGTTTCCTGTTAGTTTAGCATTTCCTGTTATTAACGCATTAAGATCTATACTGACATCTATATTAAGATTATTAAATGCCTTAATATTAACGTCTTGACCCGCTTCTATATTAAAGTTTCTATCGGCACGTAGATTAAAATCTGCTTCACTGTGTATACTGACACTGTCCTGACAAAATATATCTAACTTGCCCTGGCTGGTCATTTCTATCCAAGAAGTTCCCTGACTGTTAGAAATATAAACTAAATCTTTTGTGGTGTGAAGTAGTATCTGTATACCGGTTCTAGTTCGCAATCTTATTAACTCGTTATCTCCGTTGATGTCTCCATCATCCATAACAAATTGATTTCCGCCCAATCGACTGGTAGGAATACTTTTCTCGAATCCTTTGCCTCCATAGCTATCAGTTCTATGTTGATAACCTGTAGGATAATTGGTATTGGTATCAAATGGGCCGGGTGTTGAAATACCAAATACAGCACTAGGGGCTTCTCGTCTAGCACTACTGCTAGTACCTCCTCGTACTCTATCGTATAATAATCCTTGATTGGCTAGCTGTGTTGCAAAAGGTATATGAACCGGAGGCAATGGAGGAGTATTTGAATCTGTAACGAGATTTTTATTAATCTCTGCTACAGGCAGATAGTTGTAAGGATACTGAGGATCTGGATTTTTTGGATCCGGTCCGGGATCGTCACCGAAAAACTGCTGTTGGTCCGAAGATAATAAAGTAGAAACTGATGTCTTAGGTAAGGAGATTGATCCTATTCCCGGAACCATTTGATTAGTAAACTTATCTGTTATACAGCCAAACCAATAACCGTCACTGATAAATCCGTCTATGAAAAAACACATGACCACACTGTTAACATCGGGCGGTACCATCCACATCCCGTAGCTTTTTTGTGTGTCGTTAAATGTATTAGTAGGTCCGTTGAACTGTTGCGAAGTGTTTCCCGCAAAAGGACTGAGGTGTTTTACTTTTACGTATTGACCTAATACAGCATCAGTGTCGTCTGTATAACCTTTTATAAGAGATACTTCTAACGCACCGTTAAATCCTGTATCTAGGTGATTCTTAACTATGGCCAAATACGGTCCAGGATGTTTAAGTCTATAGCCTGTTCTTTCTAATATTGCCATTTATTATTTTCCTTGCTGAGTATATGTAGGTACAGAGCTAGTTTCATCAACAGGTTCACTGTTAATTCTTATTAGTTCTAGTTTCTGTTTAAAAAATCCTCCTTGGAAGGAACTTACCATAGACATTACTCTGTATATACCGCTGAATAAAGGATACGGGGTATTATTATTTCCCGATCCTCCTGCTTGTGCTACATCTGTTATACTGTTTACATTAACTTGTACATATATATCAGAGCTTTGATGATCTGCATCGCCCTTATCTGTAATGCCTATCAATGTGTTTCCCGAACTATCTTTATAAGGTTTAGATATTATATTTCCTATACCGCCCTGAACTAGATAAAACGGATCTCCTACTATTTCAAGGTCAACTTGTATCATATTAACATCTTCTAATATAGCTTGATGCACATTTTGAGCCAAAGAGCCTGCTGGATTAGCCGGGGGAGGAGCGGTCCCCTGTCCATAATAGATATTTTCTGAGGACTTATAGTGTGTCCTTACAGGTACCGCAACTATGCCTTCTGATTTTTTAACAGAATTTTGATCAACTGAATAAGTTAAAGCACCAGTAGTACTAGGGCTAGACGGTATCATAGCACCGATAGTATTTCGATAGGTAGAATTATTTCCTTGATTGATAGATCTGGTCTGAAAATATAAATTATTAAACTTTAAATCAAAATTTATTATTTCAGTATTTTTTCCTGTATAAAGATAGTTGTATGTTCTTCTTATTCTCTTTGTTAGCGTTCCTGCAGTAATAGGGTCTGACTGATATAAAGGCAATCTACTGATGTGCATTTTGTAAGGAAAAACAATATATGTTATTGTGCTTACACCAACCGCGTTTTTAAAATCAAATTTACCTGCGTTATTTGGAACTGTCTGTATTTGAACATAAAAATACTGAAACATACCATTAGAATCAAGCCCACCGTTTGGCAGTTGAGCAACATTATTTCTTATATAATCACAGTCTCTTAATATAGCAGATATACAATCGTGTATATTTGCTCCTTGACTGAATTGTATTCCTGGTTTAGGAGGAGTACTCGATGTAGGAGGAGTATATCCGCTGAATCTAGGATCTTGAGATTTAACTGTAGATAATACTGTGCCTTTTTGAACCAATGTACCGTTTGGACTTATTGATGTGTCTGTAGGTTTGATATTGTCAGTGTCAAATATATCTTTTCCAGAATCTGGAATAACATTTGAACTCCAAAGTTTATTATTGCTAGAGTTTAGATTTGTGTAATCAACAAATCCATTATCGTCTACTGAAGGAAAGAAACATTGATAGGTGTCGTGATTGTGATCGTCCTGTTCAATATTTAAACCCAATGATTTTGTATATTGTTGAACTATTGTTGAATTTATTTTGTTAAAGAAATCAGTAATCATTTCTCCTACTGTATTTCCTACAACATTTATATTAGTGGGCAGTTTGTTTGAATCAGCAAATGCCAGTTCGTTAGAAGGTACAGCATGACATTCATAGGTAGTGCCAGATATATCTACCTTAACATCTATTCCTGTAAATCGCATGGTAAAATATCTAGTGGTATTGTCAGGAGTTACTATTGTAGTATCGTCTGAATCTGTATATCCACTAAACTGTAATCTAAGTACATAAACTGTATTTTGAAAACCGGTGCTACCTACTTGCTGAGACATATTACTCAATGCTTCAAACAATCCTCCTACACTATAAGGTTCAAATAATGAAAATTTAATACTAGTGGCTTTACTATAGTTTGTTTTTTTATTAAATCCAGGAAGTGTTTGTATTTCTACATTATCAAAATAAAAATCATATTCTCCGGGATTAAGTGAATCAGCGTTTACAGAAGAATCTCCCTTGCCTCCTGATTTTGCTATCATAAACTTTTCTACATCTTGATCAAGTAAGTTAGTGTCAAGTCCTCCGTCTGGCCCTGGTGATAGCGTAGAGGCCCTAACAGCCGATAGTGTAAAAATAGGATTGTAAGATCTAAAACGAGTAAGGACATTGCCAGACGCTGATATCGCCTTAAAATCTAGATTGGTTGACATATTATGTTCCTAAACTAGATTTAATTGTAGATGCTTGTGGTAAAAAGATTATTGTGCCTGCTACCATATCGTATACAGGATCTTTTATTACAGAAGGATTCCTTGCGGCAAACACCCACCATAGATTGGAATCACCGTAAATGTCATAGGCCAATAGATCTGGTCGGTTTTGATATTTGGCATCTAAAACAAACGAAAGATCATCTGTTGTTGCTGGAATAGTCCTAAGTGTAAGTATGTCTAGGTGCCCATTAGTAATAGGTGTTGCATAGTAAGGACTGGTTTTAGAATAGGTTATACTCATTATAGATATCCTGCGCCATTACCAGTTTGTGTTAGATTACCACTTAACCAATCTGTAACATTAAACTGTCCTTGTTCATATCTAGAATATTGAGGAGTTAATACTAATGATATTTGACTGGAAACAGGTACCATATTTTCTCTATAACCAAATACTTCCCAACTGGGGTTATTACCTGGTGGAAGAGTAGCACTATTATTAATTGGAGATGTTGAATAATAATCAACAGCTTCTGGAAGATCGAGTCTAAAACTAGTAACTGTAACAGGAACATTATTAAACATGTAGTTACCATATGCAAATAATCTACATATAGGAGGAGGACTGCCAGCGTTCGAATCAGTGCCATATGGCATTTTTGTCAAAGCTCTTAAAACATGTATTACACTTAGGTATACCCCTGCATCAGCATCATTCTGCACAGTGAATTTTGCTGTTAGATTTATTGCGCTGACAGCACTATTTTTATAAGCATTAAAATTATAGTTAGAATGAACTAAAGACATAGGAGTATATGCCGCACTGTTTTCAAGAGTTATATTAGGAGTATAAGGAAATACTATTCCTTGATTGGAAGATAATTCTTTATTTGGTCCCTGTGTTAACGGAGAAGAAATATACATACTAGGTACTTTAAGTATTACCCTGTTATCAATCTGATCTGTTCCTG